TCTGAGGGGAGCCGTCCGTAGGTTGCCAAGAATTGGGCAACCCCCCTTGTTATTTTCCCGCCTGCTCAACCGCCTTACCCATGCGAGCAAAGACTGCGAAGAGGATCTCGTCCGACGCGTTAGCAGCCACTTCGGGCGAGCGTGCTACTTTTCGTAAGGCTGCTGCGACATCCGCGACTTGCGGTTGCCCGTCTTGCTTCCCGCTCAATGCGGCGAGCGCCTCGTTCCATTGAACCACCAACGCGCCGGACGGGATTTCTACGCGGAAGAGAAGCGGGTCGGTATCTGGGGTTAGGTCGATCATGTCAGGAAGTATAAGAGGCGGCGAGCAAATTGCTACCGTCTGGGATGGCGCGGAAGGTCAAACCCATACGCTGCTCGACGTTGCCAAATTGCGAGTGCGCGATTGCGTCACCCATCAGGTAGCAACGCCCAAAGGTGTAGCCCGTCTTCCCGACCGTTGCCGGGGCGACCTTGATGCCAAACGTCCCGCTATCACCAACCAAGAGGCGGCCGACGGTCGAGCTGTACGCCGCACCGCGCTGGCGCGTCTGTAGGCTTGTCAGAACCGCCGCGTCCCACTTAACCAACGTGACGGTAATCGTCGCGCTCGTGTTTTGTACCACCATCTCCTCTGGGGTCGCACCCGACGCAACGGTCTTGATCTCATGGATGTTGTCCGAGTAGGAGACTTGCGGGAGGCTGTCGTTGTCGGTCTGCCCGAGTTCGACATACCCAGCGCCGACATTGACGAAGATTGACGTTGGGCCAGCGACGAAGATTGCGGTTGCCATTACTTGAGTTTTCCTTTGAGGATCTTTGCTAGACCGATTCTAATGGTTTTGCCTATGGCACTAAATTCCACGGCGGTCGGGACAAGGAACGGACGGGCGGGAACGTCTACGCCACCCCACGCCATGACGTAATCCTTGCCCCGCGACAGGTTCTCGGTGTTGGGGTTCGCCCCGGTTGCATGGTTTTTCTTGCCCTTGCGCGTCAGCGGGATGAAGTTCGGGCCGTCCGTTGAGAAGCCCTTCTCATGGTAGATGCCGTAGATAGCGCCCGACATCGTCACGGAGAGACGGGCGGGGCCAGTCTGCTCGGCTTTCGCACCAATCGACCGCAACAGGTTCCCGGTATCCCGAAGAGGCTGACCACCGTTTCGGTAGGACTGCCCGGACATCTTGTACTCGGTCACCATGACGTTCTTCACAACGACCGAGCCGTCCTTCTTCTTGCGGCTAACCGCCTTGAGGACTTGGCGGGTCGCGCTGGCAACCTCGCCCTCCCGGGGCTTCTTGGTCGTCCAGAACTCGCCAGACATAGGCTTGAGCGCCGCGAGGGCGACCGTCTCCCCGTTCGGGCCGCGTCCTTCGCTCTTTGCAATGTGCTGTTTGGCGTAAGCCGAGATAGCCGCCGCAATGCCGTTGCGGACAGACTCGTTGGCGAGTGCCTTGCTGATTCTCTTGCGCCACGGCTCCACGTTAGCGCCCCGGCATCGTGTTCGGGAGGCGAGGGCGGAAGAAGCTGCTGTTGCTTACGCCGTCGTACCACGCGAGCGTCTGCAATGGGGTGGCTTGCACCGCTGGCACGCCCGCACTAGCCGCCTTGGCGACTGTCCCAAATATCATCTTCCCGTCGCGGAGTGCTTCCAGCATGGAGTACGCCTGCTTTAGACGCTGCTCCACGGCTGGGGTGATCTTCATGGCGCGGCGCTGAAAGAGCGCCTCAACCGCCAAGTCAACTACGAGCGTCATCAGCAGGGGGTCGTGAGCCGCTGAGAGCGTCGTTAAATCCAAATCGGTGTAGATGTTGCCTACACGCGTGTACGCCTGCACGATGCCCGTAGCGCGTTCCAGCGCGTGCGTAGTCACCGGATTAGAGCCGAGCATAGGACTGCCGAGGTCGCTGCACAGTTGTGCAATGATCTGAGCGTCGAGCGCGGCTTCCAAATCGGCGTAGGTGGCGTATGCGGTCATGTGTTCCGCCTAGAGAGGGGGGTGGGAACCGAAGTCCCCACCACCCTCATCCTGAGAGGCTGAATAATCAGGCGATGACGCTGCCACACAGGAACCCAGAGACTGGAGCAACCAGTTCCGAGGTGCTGTTGTCAATGACGCGGCCTTCAATACGGCGATCCTTCGGATCGTCCCAGTTCTCGACCGTCATATCTTCAAAGGCGAAGATCTGGCAAGTGCTGAACGAGGTCGAGCCTTCGACACCAATCAAGCCACCGGGGCGGCTCACAAAGATTGCCGAGTTGCCGTAGACAAACCCGCGAGTCGTCGAGGCTGCGCCCTTGCGGGTCGTAATCTTGACCGAGTCGTCAACAACGACCTGCACGCCGAACAGATTCGGCGGAAGACCGTAACGGGAGAAAATGTCCGAACCCTGCAGAAACGGGAGTGCTGCGGGGTAGTTCTTCACATAGTTACGGATTTCTTCCGCCTGTGAGATGATATTTGCAACGGTCGGACTAATGACCATGCAAATGTCTTCACTACGAACCGCGCCGCCAGTTGCGAGCGAAATCTTCTGCAACGCATCTTGGATACTTGCCTGAATGACGTTAGTGGACGAACTCGTCCAAACGCCCTTCCAACCACTAGCAACAGACTGATAGTTGCCTGCTGCGGTAAACGCCGTAACTGCTGCGGTGTTGGTCAGCGCGGTAGCCGTTCGCATGGAGCGAGCGGTCATAGCGAGCTGTGCCTTGCTGCGAGCGTGCTGGGCAACGATGTCCCACGCGGCTTGCTTGACCGTCTCGTTCGGAATGTAGAACGGGAAGGCAAAGCGTTGAGCCGTGAAGGTAACGAAGTCATGCTCGTTCATCTTGCCGACCGGGCGGTCGTTACCAAGAGGCCAAGCGAATTCGTTAACGTCGGTCACGCGGACGTTGTCGTCTGAATTAAGACGCAGGTAATACCCTGTCTGCTGATTGCAGGCAACGATTTGAGCGTAACGGGTGATGGCAAACGAATTCACCGCACGGGTGAATTCAACTTGGAGAGCGCCAGTTGCGAGCGCGTTGGTGGAGGGGACGTAAGTGTTTAGACCGCCTCCGACTGTTACATAGGCCATTTGATGACCTCCTTTCGAGTGCTAATTAAGCGATCCCACGAGTGGCTGGGAGGCGGTAAGCCCAGAAGATGACACCATCAGCGGCGGCAGGTTCAAGGGAGACGAACATCGGAATAGTTCCGGTGGTGGCTGCGGTGATTGCCTTGCCTCCGGTGGTTGGCATCAAGCCAGTACCAGCGTTGGTGATTGCCGCACCAGCCTCGATCTGCACGCAGTTCGATGGCTGAAGGGAAATTGGGTCGGCGACCGTAGTTGACGTAGCCGCAAGTGCATGAGCGGTAGCGTCAAATCGACGGGTTGAGCCGTCGGTTACACCGCAAACGTAGTCGGTCACGGCAGTTGCCGGAGCGCCAGCAAAGCTAACCGTCGAAGACGAGAAAACCTTGCAGATGCGGAAGGGGTTGATGTCAGCGCCAGCGACGAGATTTGGAGAGAATTGAAGCATTGTTGTTTCCTTTTAGCCCTTCATCCGGGCGTTGATTGCCTTGGCAAACTCTTCAGGCTTGCCAGCAAATTGCTTGACGAGTGAGCCAACGTCACCAATGTCCATGCCACGCGGCAGGGCTGCTCGGCTCATATCAATCTTGGTTCCGATTGGGTCGCGGGCGAACAGGTCGCGCCATGACTCAAGGAGAGCGACTGGGTTACGGGAGGCCTGCAACTGACCAACAAGCGCTTCGCGCTGTGAGTCTGGGATGCGGTAGCCCTCCTGCTCCATGATCTCCACTTCGCGCTCAAACTTCTCGCGCTTCAACTCGGCTTCAAGACGGGCGAACCGCGACTTGAGGCGAGCGTTTTCCGAACGAAGAGCGTAGGTCGAACGACGGCTGGCAATGACGGATTCGTCTTCCATTTCGTCCTCTTCGCCTGCCTCAACGTCATGGCTCTCGATGTCGATGTGGACTTGACCGTCTTCCTCGGCCATCTCGTCCTTCATCTCATCGTCGTCCGCAGCCATCTCGTCCTTATCGTCCGAGTCGTCCGCGAACTTCTTCTTCATCATGTCCGAGAGTTCGGAGATGGCGCACTTCATAGCCTCCAACTCCTCGCGCATATCGTCGCTGGATGCCATGCTGGCCTCCTCCTTGGTAGTCGTCGGGACAAAGGTATTGAGTCCGCCACCAGCCCCGACGAGGTCATGGTTGGACTTTGAACAAGTGATCTTCTCGCCCTTGCGGGTGAAATGGGTGTCCGGGAGAGGGCGGCGCGGGGTTTCACGCCCGAGCAACGCCACTTCGGATAGGTGGTTTGAGCCTGACCAGATCTCAGCCGACCGACGCGGAAACGCGTTGGTAGCAATATATGCGTCGAAGATGCTGCGGTTGACTTCCATGTCGCCCACAATGTACCCAATTCCATCGCGTTCTTCGTAGGAAATTGTGGGGAATCGACCGACAGCGGATTTCGGTTCCTTGCCGTCCTTCTCGTGCATGATGACGAGGCGAGGGAACGAGCCGCGAGCCATGTGCTTGCGCGTACTAGCGACGATGTCCTTGAGGCGCTTGTTGTTGAAACGCTTCAGCTCCGGGTCAGCCTCGCCGTCATCAATGGCTGGGTCAAATGCCATGAACAGTTCGACGCGCTCAATCATTACCTTGTCGCCGTCTTCGGCGACTGTGTGGGAAGTTTTGGTGGTCATGTGGTTAGCCCTTGGATTTGACCGTCACTTAGACGCGTAGGGAAATACTTGAGCGTGCGGATGCTGTTGTTGAGCATGACATCGGTTGCAGTAATGCTCGTCCCGTTCGTGGACGGGCCGCCAATACTCAGCCACGTTGGGGCGGCACTAAACGCCAGCGTCCCGGTAGCGACCGTACCGCCGTTCAGGCACAGGCTAGTAGCCGTCCCGTTGTAACTGAATGCACCCTTTGCCAACGCGTCAGCTGTCAGACTGTTTGCTGTTGTGATAGTTGCCGCTGCGTTGAAGTCTGCCAACCGCAGCGTGAGCGCGGAAGGGGTCTGATACATATGCAAATGCTTGGTCGTCTGGTCGCTTGTTGCAATCACAGAGCGAGCGGTTGCGCTAGACGCGCTTCCGTACCAATTAGAAACGAACGTACCCGTTGTTCCACCCGTGTACCACGAGCTGAAGTTTGACCCCGCAGCAATGATGGCGGTGTCTACGGCGCGTGTCACCTGACTCACGCCCGTAGGAATGTACGAGGATGCGGTTCCGAGTTCAAACTGTGCGCCCCATATTACAAGCCCATTATCTGTTTCGCCGATAAAGGAATCATCTGTTGCCGCTGATGAACTTGCGCGATTAATCTGCAAGCGGATTGTTGCATCGGCTACAAAGTTTCCGGTTACAGTCACTCGATACCAGTTGTTAGTCCCGTCACCCGGGTATTTTGTCCAAGAAGTCGAGCGATTTACTGCGGTTCCTGCAGTTGCTTGAGCCGTTCCACTACTACCCGATGCAGTTAAATCGAACAGACCTGAACTGCCTATTAATTGCGTCAAGTTGACAAACAATTTTCTTGGTGTAGCGCTTTTTGCAACCTTAGCCCAACATGAAAATGTGCAGACAGCACCAACCGTATATCCGGGGCTTGCAAATTGACCAGTCCGATGAATATTGTTGGCTACAGTTTCGTTGACCGTCACGGCATCCACCGCGCCTCTTGGGCTAGTTACATATGTAGCGTTGCGTGTTACTTGGTCGGTAAACTGCCAGTTGATTGGCGCACCAGATGCTGCCAATGATTCAGATCCAAACATTTTATTTGTTGATGGCGCTTCTAGAAGCAAGCCCTTCGCCGCAAGTGTTGTCGGGTCAAAGTCGAAGCGAGGCGCTTGCGCCGTTGCAACGGTCGTGACGTAGCCAAGACTGTTAACGAAGGTAGCCAGCGGCGTAGCGTCTGCACGGCTAAACGTAATGCGCGAGTCAATCGTTGAACCCATTGCCGTGAAGTCAAGGGACAGGGTCGAGCCGTCACCAGCGCGACCCATCAGCTTGCTCGCACGGGACGAGCCGCTGATCCGTGACATCCTTGGACGGTTCGCTCGATTCATTACAGGTTAGACCAGAAGGTTCCCATGGTTGGCGCGCTGGTCGCCTTGAACTGCGCGGTAACGTAGGACGATCCGGCAAGGTCAACCATCGCGTAGGCGGGTTCCACATTTGCAGCCGCCGCCGTAGCGGGCGAGTACAGGTTAGCGGCAGGGGTTCCGCCCACTTGCGTGATGCTTGAGAAGGTGCGCGTGTTCGCCACGTCGATGGTGTAAGTCGGCGTTGAAGATGCTGGACTGGTAAAATTAAGCGTAAAGTCTGCGAGGACGGTCGGCATATACCAAAAGCTTGTCCCTGCGGCATCAAGGTACTTCCGCCAACCAAGGAGTCGCATACCAATGCCCGTGTTTGCTGGTGTGCCAGACACAACGATGTACGGCATGACGTAGAGCAGGGAGGGGTTCGTTCCGCTCACCGAGGACGTGTTGATGTCCCACAGGAGTGCGCTGCCCGTTGTGCTAGTCGGGGCAGCGTTGAGCAGGACGGCCTGCGCTGCGGTGTAGGTTGCAGGGACGGTAGCGACCGTGACCTTGCGGAAGTTCTCTTGTGCTGTGGTGATTACGGGCATTTACAGTTCTCCTCTGCGCTTCATGTCGAGCGCGATTGCGACCGCTTGGTCTTGTGGCTTGCCTTCTTTGATGAGCTTGGCGATCTTCGCGCCGACGGCCGGGTCAGCGGCGGACATGATCTTCAGCCCTGCCTTCTGCTCCTCGGTCTGCTCGCGGGTCATGCGGGTCTTTGTGCCGGGGCGGGAGGACTTCATTTGTCCAAAGTCAATGGTGACAATCCCAATGTGCTGCGCTGGGCCGTCTTGATCTGCGGGATATTGATTCTCGCGTGCTGTGATTGCCGATTCCGGAACGCCCATTTGCTTCATTGCTCCCTTGAGTTTGGAAACCATTTCGGTTGCCTTGCCCTTTTGGTCAATGAACTCAACGTGTGCAACGCCGAAACGGCTTGACGCGCTGATATTGTCCGGCTTGAATCCAAACCGTGAAATCAAAGACCTCAATTTGGTTTCAATATCGCCAGCAAACGCCGCCTTCGCGCCGGGGCGGGACTGTCTCCACTTTGGTCGCATTTCGCGTTCTACAGCGTCATACGCCCTATTTGCCTCAACAGCAATTTCTTTGTTTCCAGAAGTGCGCTTGCGACCTAGCCAAGTATTGGCGGCCGTATACCAGTCATATTGAACATTTGCCGAATCAGCCGTAAAGCGACGCAGTTCGTTGACAAGATCCGTGTAGGTATCAAAGGATACTTTCGCGCCGTTGCTAGCAGCAAATCCAAGACGGGCGGCGATTTCCTTGCGTGTGTTGCTCATGTCGTGCATCGTAGCGATCTCCATTGCGATTTATTTATGCGTTTACGAAACCGGGGTCAGGAACTTGGCGCGTGTCAACTAGCCGCTGACGCGCTCCGTTGTGCTTGGCAATAGCGGCTGGGTCTATCGTCCCGTTCGGGCGCGTCCATCGCTCGCGCAACGCCTCGGCTGCCGGGACGGGAATGATGGCGCAGCGGCAGTTGCTTACGACTATGCTGTCAGCAAGAAGAATGCCGCTGCTACTACGAAAGTCATACACATGGCCAGACCAATCAGAAACAACATCGACATCGACGACATCGTCAAGCGTTACGGCGCTGGCGAAAGTACCAACCAAATCGCCAAATCTGTCGGCGTTTCTCGCAATGCAATCGACGTGCGGCTCAAGCGCCGCGGCGTTCATCTCCGCACGCAAGGGGAGTCCGAAGCGTTGAAATGGAGCCGGATCAAGCAAGATCCTGCCGCTATCAAGCGCCAATGCGGAGCCGCTTGGGCTGCTGTCCGGAGTCGGGCGCAGAGCATCGAATGCCTTACCAAGCGTGCCAAGTCCTGCTCTCGGCGAACTAGCCCGGACGAGCTGCCGCTCTTTGATGCCATCCGTGCGCTCGGCATTGACGGTATCAAACACCAGCACGCGGTCGGCCCATACAACCTCGATTTCGCCCTGCATGGAAAGCGCGTCGCCGTAGAACACATGGCGGGAAGTCTTCGCGTCGACAGTCGTTGCGGCTACAGCCTTCGCCGCAAGCGTGTCGAATACTTGCAGGGCTGTGGGTGGCAGGTGGTCGCCCTTGTCGTTTCCGGATCGTTCCGCCGCGTCCACGGCGTTGCCGCTGCGGCGCAGCATCTTGTCGCCAACCTTGACAGCATTAGCAGGCAACCATCCTCGGCTGGTGAGTATTGGGTGGTTGGCTGTCGCTGTGACAGTATGACCAGACCGCGTATTGAGGTTTACCAACGCTCCGCGATATAGCGAACGGAAGCCGATATCGACTGCGCCTTCAACAGGTTGCCATCCGGGGAAGCAGTTGAAGCCTAGCGGCGGTGCAATCCCAAGGCGGTCGAAGTCTGCCATCGTCCCGACGTAGCCGTCAAAGGCTCGATGTGTGTCCCGGGTGCGCGGGTCTTTGGTGGCGCTAAATTGCACCAGCGGGACAAACGCCTGCACCCGCTCGTCCCGTAGGACTTCGGCGCTGCCCTCGGTCATGGCGCGGTTCGTGTTCGTCCGCAGGACGGTTTCAAGGCGGGAGGACGTTAGCCCTGTCCCGGTCATCAGTTGGGCGGTGGTGACGAAGTCGCCAAGGTTCATGGTCTTGATGAGCTTGCCGACCACGCTCTTGGTAGGGCGCTCCTCGATGACCTGCGCGATCAGTTCCTGCACCATCCGCGCCTGCGCGACAGGCATGGCGGTGACAAAGAAGGTGGTATCGACGATCCGCTTCACCCGGGAGATAGCCCCTTGCGGCCCTCGTGTAACACCACGTAACAACGAATCGAGGATCGGGGACTGCTTGCGGAGGTCAGGAAGGGCGTTCTCGCGCTCGTGATCGGTCACGTCCCCGGCGCTGGCGGCTGCTGCCTTGATGAGCAACTCCCAGTCGGCGCGTGAGATTGGGACGCGCTTCCTGAACCAGCCCGTGATCGGAGCCATCCATTTTGTCCCGAAGCCTTCAAGGGAGATCGGCACGTCTCGGTCGAACTTGACCGCGTCCCCATCGTCCAGCATTCCTTCAATAGCCCCGTCCGGGATCTTGGCGGTGTCTACCGTGTCGCGCGCCCCGAACAACCACGATGCCATCAGGAGCGCCGCCGTTGCCTCGTGGAACTCTGCCCACGCCGCAAGGGCATCTTCGCCCCTGACCTGAGCCGCGACCGCCCTACGGTACGCCTGCTGCGACTGGCGCAGGACTTTGCGGAGGTGCTTGTCGAGTTCGGCTTTGGTCATCGCTTGCGCTTACGGACGGCGGCTACCTTCGGCGCTTCAGGGGCTGGCTCGTCGCCCTCGCTCTCGTTGCCCTGCCCGAGCATGGCTGAGAGCGGGTTGCTCGATGCGCCCGCGCTGCCTGCGGCTTGACCGCCAAGGACGGATTCCCCGTCTTCCGGGTCGGACAGGCCGAGCAGGTCGCGGACTTCGCGCTCGCTGACGCGGCCACCCATTTGGATAAACGTCTGAATTGCTTCGAGCCGCTCCTTCGGGTTCGGGCGCTCCGGGGCGAAGACGAACCGAATGCGGCGGGCATCCTCTTCGGAGGCTCCGAGCATCCCGGCAATGATGCGGACAAGGTCGGTAGTCAGGCTCTCCGCGAGGCAATCCGCGTGATAGCGGATTACGCGAGAAAGGGTATCGGCGTGGAGGTCGGCAACGCCTGACCCCATACCCGTCCCGCCAGCCTCGCTAGAGAGCGACTGACCGAGGATCGCTTCCTTGAGTTTGCCAGAGAGCCAGTTGACCAACTCCATAAAGATCTGGGCGCGGCCACCGTTCGCGTCCTTGATGTCGATGTCGTACATGGACTCGGTCGGCGAAATGCGGGGCAGGACGACCGAGTTGTCATTGACCAAGTTTTGCAGGATGGTCATCATCTCGCTCTTGGCTGCATCGTTCCCGGCTGGGTAGTACCCAACACGGATGCCGAGGGCGTACCGCTCCACATAGGCGGCGGCGTTCTGTAGGACTTCCTGCTTCAAGAGCCAGATGTACCAACAGACATCTCGCGCACCTACGCCACGGTAAACCGTCTCGGCGCTGTTCGGGTCGATGAAGTTTGGCGCGGTGGTAAATACGCGGTGCAGGACAATGGCGCGGCGTTCGTTGTCGTCAAACAGGTGGACGAGCGAGTCAAAGCCGAGGTCGGTGACGGATGCCTCGTTGATGTAGGCGCTACCAACGCGCATTGCCACGTTCCCGGTCTGGTCAAAGGCGAGGGTGTCGGAGGCGAGCGGGAGCCATTCGCGGATGCGTACCCCAAGGCGCGGGTCACGGTCGTAGACGACGTTCACGGCGCTGCACCCATACCAGACGGCTTCGTGCAAGGAGCGGAACATATCGCTACGGCGAGGGGCTGCGCCGATGATCTCAGCAATGCGCTCGGCGAGCTTGACGAGGCGCGGGTCTGATTCGTCGTCGGAAAGGACGTTCCACTCCAACCCGGCAAGGGTCACGAGCAGGGAGCGCAGCACGCCCTCGATGTCCGCGTCTGCCCGCATCATCGCCTGATAGTTCGGGTCAAGGCGGTACGCAAGGCTGGAGTTCCGCAGCATCAGGCTGGCGGTTCGGAAGAAACTCCGCTGCACTTCCACAGGCATGGCGAGCGGCCCGGTCAGTCCACGATCAATCGGAGGCGGGAGCGGCTTGCGCGGTCGCTTGGTTGGTGGCAATCCTGCGCCGGGGATCGACTGACGTTGCGAGAGCGGGTTGTTGATCGGGTCGGGCATCAGGATTTCTCGTATGCAAGGGCTTTGATTTGGTCTACCGTCATGCGCTTAGAAACGCCGTTCGGCTGTTTCACTTCGTAGGACGTAGCAAAGGCTGGCGGATTGGTCTGCCCGCTGCGGAAGTCAAGCGTATACCCGAGGCGCTTGAGCGCCGCTTCGGCTTGGTCGATGGTCAGCTTGCGCTTGCTTGTCGGCAGGGCGAAGATGCCCAGTCGGCGCATGATCGCCTTGCGTTGGCTCACGCCTTTGCCTTCACGCCGGGGCGGGAGGACTTGCGCTTCTGAAGCTGCGCGGCGACTTCACGCTGTCGAGCGTCTAACTTGTCGCTTTCGGCTTGGAGCTTCTGCCGCATCTCCGGATTGTTTCGAGCCTGTGCTAGCCTTGTCATCATCTTGCTGATCTTCTCGCGGTTGCTTGCATACTCGGCATAGAGCGGATCGGTAGATGGCTTGACGCTGCTTGCGTAATTCTTGAGCCAGTCGCGTGCTGACTTCTCCGTGTAATGCGGCTGGCTTGCTTTCTCTGATGACTTCCCGGTGTCTAGGTTGGTCGTGCGGACGACCGGGCGGAACCACTCATGCGGCGGCTCACCAGCGGTAAGCGATTGCATCACGGACTCGTATCCCAATTCGTGCTTTTGGTTGCCGCTCGTAATCGTGTCAACGACCATGCGCTTTGCCATCTTCGCCTTCGTGCCCGTGCGGGAGAAGCCGGGACGTACATCGTCGTGCGCGTTTGCTACTTGGGTTTCCATACCAAGCTTCGCGGCGTACTGCATTAGTTGCTCAAACTCCGCCCGGGTAATGTCCACCTCTTTACCCATCTTCTTGGCAAGGACGATGATGTTCTTCTTTGCGAGGTCGGGCTGATTTTTGATTTGGTTAGCAAGGAATCCAAATTCTGTACTGAAGCGACCAAACTTCGCCTTCACGCCGGGGCGGGCAAAGCCTCCGCGTAGCCCTGAAGTTTCAAGCCCACGCAACGCGGCGGCTTTCGCTCTTGCCTCAGTTGAGTACGAGCGCATCGTGCCAAGAACGCTTTCGCCTTGACCTTCGCCATGATGCTGCACAACATACGCAAGCCAAGAAGCGTCCGCGTCTGGGCCGTTCTTTGTAATCATTGCCGACTTGTTGCCCTTCCTGCCTACCTCGCGGTCAAACTTCGCCTTCGCGCTGGTGCGGGTTGTTTCCTTCACGCCTTGCGCCGCGAATCCCAAACGCTTCTCGATGTCTTGCTTGCTCATGTGGTTCCTTTGTTGAGTAGTCCGCAAGCATCGTACCGATTCAACCGAACATTCTGCGCTTGACTGCGCGAGAATCGAACATCCTGCTCGTGTCGGTTGCCACGGTGACCGCGCCGCCCGAGGTCACCACCGTGCCGCTTGACGCTGCGGTGCAGAGGTCAACGATGCAGTCCACCGTGTCGTCGTGACTACCAGCGGGGAAGGCGAGCATTTCGTCAAGGGTGGAACGGAAGTCGGCGTGGACTTGCCCGTCATGGTTCTGCGGGAACAGGAGCTTCCCCTGCTCAACGAACGGCTGGGCGGCGGCGGCTCGTAAATGCTTGTCGGCGGTACGGGTGACTGCAATGACGGGCTGGTGGCAGTCTTGGCGGAACTGGTCAAACACACCCTTCTGCGGCCCGTTCGCTTCCGCCAGCACCATGCCTACCCCTCGGCGCTCGACGAGGTCTTTCGCCATGCGAGCGAAGTCGGGGAAGGACTCGCGGACGCGGAGGATGTCGGTCAGGTACAGGTTGCGGGCTTGGTCAACCTCGCCCACGATGCAGACCGAGTAGTCGGGGTCGTCGCGCTCTTGGCGCTTCTTGCCGTATCCCCAGTCAATAGCGGCGACCGTGCGCGTACCAAGGGGAACCGTCCCGGGGCGGTAGTAGCGCGTCCATTCCGGTCGGAAGATCAGGAGGTCGGAGGACAGCGGAACGAGTTCGTAGGCTCTAGCGTATGCCATCGGCCCCATCTCGCGGCGCTTCTGGTCGAGGATCTCAGGCGTGAACACGCTTGCCCACGGGCTAATCAGTCCCCGGCAAGGCTCGCGTAGGAGCGTGCCAGCCCGTTCGCATTCCCTGCGCCAGTCGGCGGTGATGTCGTCCGTATGGAAGGGGGTCGCCGTGCGCCAAATGCGGGCGGGGTGCTTGGCGGACGGGTCAAGCATGGGGAGCCAGATGTTGTTCATCGCCTCCTTGACCTGTGCGCGGAGGGTCGGCTGGAGGACGGCGTTGCGTAGGTCGCAAATGTCATCCGGCCAAAGAACATCGGCGCGTCCGCCCGTGCGTCCGAAGATGCCGGAGGCTTGCACGGACGGGTCACGCCTTGCCCCTACCCCGGGCGCGGTGATTGACCACGCCATGACCGTATCTTCCCCGGGCTTGAGTTCAACGTGCGGGAAGGTGGCGCGGTAGATGGGGCTGCGGATGATGTCGCGCAGGAAGCGAGAGGTAGCCGACGCGGCTTCGTCGTTCTGCCCGATGAGCTTAAAGCGTGTCGCTGGGCGACGACCGAGCCACCACGCGGCAAGGTAGGTGAGGGTCGAGGTCTTGGCGTGTCCTCGGGGCAGTTCTGCGTACCAACTATGGTGCTTCAACCCGTGCGCGAGCAGACTGCGTTGCAGGTCGGAGACGGGCTTTCCGAGGCACAAGGCCAAGAACGCTGCCGGGTTCTCCCGCGCTGCGGCGACCGCTTGCTCCGGGGTCAGGCTTTGCGCTTTGGTTTTCGCTTTGGCTTTGGAAGGCACTTGGGGGCTGGTTGGATCTGGTTGAGGCTTTGAGCGACGGCATCAAGGGCTTGATCTCCAAGGTCGTGGATCACTTCCACGCGGTCAGTTGCCGTACCAGCGTCAAGGCGCAGGATGCGGTCGAGCTGCACGGTCGCGTCTACGCGGTCACGGGACAGGGATGCAAGGACTTCCACGGCTCGCACGCGGGTGCGGGTATCCATGTTCGGGTCGTTCATTACGTCCTGTAGGAAGGCGGGCGCAGACTTGGCTGCCTCGGCTGGAATGTCCCAACCGCCGTAAACGGCTCGCTCAAGGCAAGAGAGGTGCAGGGTCTTGTCGCGGCGCGTGACGAGGTCGCGGACATCCCCCTTCCCCCTATCGAGGGGTGCGTCTTCTGTCATGATCGTACCTTCCGCTTTCTCAGAATCAACTCAAATCCGGCGGCGTGCGCGATTGCAAGCGCGGAGTCGAACGCAGGCTTCCTGCGCCCGTTGCGCGTTCCCGGTGTGCCGAGGAGGCAGCGGACGGTATGAGCGCGAAGGATGCCATCGGCATCCATGCGGTTTGCCAGCTCGCCTCTGGTCATGCCTTGCCATTCAACGGCTGTGCGTATGTAGTGCTTGAAATCGTCGTAGGTGCTGATGGGGTACATATGCTTGCAAGTATAGCGCGAGAAGCGCGAGATGGAACAGGGCGACGCGAAACGCCGATTATGTGCGGGAGTTCAACTGCGTCCTTGTCCTTTGCCCACTCAATCAGCATGGCTATGCGCTCGCCTAGCCAGCAGGTTTCTGCAATTCGCGGCTCGTATTCTTCACGGAAGACTTTGAGGATGGGGTGGTAAATCTGTGCGCTGGTGCGACAGGGTGAGGCTTGAATGACTAACCCGTCATCGTCGATTGCGACTAACCCGGTATGCGTCAGACCGACAACAAAGCCCTCGTCACGCAGGTAGGCGGCGACGCGTGCAAGTTTGGTCTTGTTTGGTTTGGTGGCGTATTTCATGGGTTTACCTGCAAGGGTTTAGGTCGGCGCGAAACGCTGACGGAGCGGTTCATTTCCTTGCTGTGGGGGTCTTTCGCCCATCGCATGAGGACGGGGATGCGGACGGTGAACCAGTCGGTGGTTGGGAGTTTTTTGACGTACTCCTCGCGGAAGCGGCCGTGAATGCTGTGTCGGACTTGGACGCTGGTGCGGAACGGGCTGACTTGGATGACGATGCCGTCTTGATCGACGGCAACGATCCCGGTCGCGGTGCGCCCAACCGTAAAGCCTTCGTGCGCGAAGTAGGTGGCGAGTTGGTTCAGTTGCTGCGCTATCGGCTTACTGGTGTATCTCATGTGTCTCCTAGAATGCCCCCAGACGCGTCCCTTGGTCTTGGACGTGCTTGGAGGCGTGTTTGTGGTTCAAGCGCGTCTCGGGGCAACCCTGCGCCCCTGCGAGCGGACGTAGTCAACGGCAACGGCGAGGACACGGGCGGTAGTGGGGACGTAGGTCATCATGTCGCGCACGGCTTCGATCTCGGCATCGGTCACGGTGGCGAGGGTCTTTGCTGCCCACGAGTCCCACTCAGCGATCTCCTGCGAGGTTGGGCCTTGCAAGGCGCTGGCACTCTGGCGCGTAGTGTCCACCTCGGAATGACCTGCGATTTGCGCGTACTGCTGTCCGCTCACCTTGCAATACTCGGTGTGGATTGCCGTCAGGTCGGGGATCTGGTTCCGGGACATCCGATTATTTTTAATGCACTCCCTCAATTTGTCCTGCTTGAGCGATCCCCATCGCTCGTTCAGCAACGCGCCTTCGGCTGGCGTTGGTTTCCACTTCGGCCACAAATCGCACATCAGCATTTTGTTCTGTCCCCAACTCGGCGTATCGGTCTGCATGGCTTGTTTCCTTTCAATCAAAACGGAACGACCCTCTCCCTCGGTGCGCGGCCCGTTTGCCGACGCACATTGCAAGAATCGGAGAGAGGAGAGTTATCTTTAGAGTTACCTTTAGAGTTTGGGTGCAATGGTTGCACCATCGGAAGTGCAATGGTTGCACCATCCGGGTGCAATGGCTGCACCATAGGTGCAATGGTTGCACTCTCAATAACCACGGAATAGGTGAGGGTCTTTCGACTGTGGGTAGTGGCAATGATGCCTCGGGCGCGAAGCCCTTTCACGGTCGCCTTGATCGTGCGAAGGCTCAATGAAGTGAGCTTCGCCAGTCGGTGCTGGCTTGGGAAGGCGTTGGCTCCGTGAGACGCAATGGCAACGAGAACGAGCTTCTCGGACGATTTGAGGTCTGTCCGGTCGAGGATTTCGCTGGTGATTGGTCGGCTCATTGATCGACCTTCAGGACATCCCACCATTGCATGGCCGTCCCCGGAGTCTCTAGCCAGAATCCCCGTGCGCCCTTTTGCAGATTTTCCTTCAGGGTCATGTACTGGATGTTCATTGGGTGATGACTGCCGCCTTTGGACATCGGGATAATGTGGTCAACCGACCACCCCGGCGGGCAATTTCGATAGATGACGTACATCAGTTTGCGCGGGAATCCGCTGCACATAACCCCGTATTTTCTTGCTCGTTTATCTGCACACTTCAACTTGCAATTCATCCGGTCGTGCAAGCGACATTTCGCCGCTCCGTTTCCGTTTCGGTACTTTGTGTCCTTGGACTGGTTTCCAATCTTGCACCTTAAACACCTGCATCCGTGCTTATATCCCTGCCGTCCGTTTCGATTTGGGTATTGGCATTCCATAGCATTATTCCGAAAAGCCGGGGCGAGCTGGGAGCGGGTGGAAGCAACCTAGCCCGCCCACGGTTGTTTGGTTTTTGAGCGATTCCACCCGCTCGGCAAATCCCCACGTTGGGAGTCGCTAGAAATATGATACCATAAACCTGCCACCATGTGGCGGGGCGGCCTTGGTCGCTCCTTACCTCACCCCCGGAAGCGCGGCGTGTCGATCGAAAGATCCGCGCCGCGTTTATTTTTGGCGTACCAACCGCGCCAGCCGACCACCAACGCGGCTGGCACACCAAGCGGCATCATAATCGGGCGAGGTGTCAATTTATTTCATGCGGGTTTCGGGCTAGGAATGTGCGATTGTGTGTAAATCCGTCAACAAACTTACGGATTGACCCCTTGCGAGCCGATGTACCTGTCAGTATCTTTCCGATGTCAGAGGCGCGTGCCGCTGACAAACGCACCCAGTTTGAGAGGACTGAGCAAATGTCTACCAAGACCCAAATGACCGTCACCGATGCCTTGAATAGCGACCGTATTGCCAAGCAGTACAACGATGCGCTGCTTGCCGCCGCTATGGAAATCAAGGACGGCGTGAGCCAGCGCGTGATTCGCGCACACAACGACCTTGCCGCCGTTGACCATGACAACGAGAACGCCTTTGCGGCTTGTGTTGACGAAATCGACGCAGCCGAAGGCGCATTCATTGCCCGCCATGAGAACACGGTGGTATCACTTTGACCGCCCGCCGCTCTGACCCCGCGACCAGTCACGCGGCCGCCGATGACATGGTCAGCAAACTCGCAGGGCTTCAAGCCGCGCTCCTAGCCGCCTTCAAGGCGGCTGGGGCGTACGGGCTGACCTCGGACGAAGCCGAAGCCGCAGCGCACCTACACGCGGGGGCGCGTCGCCGGGTCAGCGAGCTGCACGCGGCAGGGCTGATTGCCCCTACTGGCGGCACGCGCCTTGGTCGCGCTGGTAAGGCGCAGCGCGTATTCATTGCCGTTGTGTCCTCCATCCCCGACAGCCTCTTTGCCATCACCCCTACCGAAAGGAAATACCGCTCATGAGAGACGTGAAGAAGATCAAGTTCAAGGAAGTCGAGTACGAAATCAACGTGGATCAACTGCCGGAAATCCCTGAGGTGATTGCCGAGTACCTGATGTCCAACCGCGTGACCGTCCTCCTAGAAGGTCGCTACCAAGTCGATGGCGGCAACCCGGACGCAGGCGACCAGCCCGCATGGCGCTTGCTTGATTGGAAGATCCTGACCGTCAGCCTTGACGGGCAAGTCCTTGACCATGACGAGCGCGTCCCATCAGACTTCCCGATGGCGCTCGTCATTAACTCCACCTACTCGCGGCATACCCGGGAGTACCTAGAGGCGCGGCCGCCGGAGATGTACGAATGAAATACCTATCCGTCTGTTCAGGCATTGAGGCCGCGACCGTTGCTTGGCATCGGCTTGGCTGGGAGCCTGTTGGATTCTCGGAGATTGAACCCTTCCCTAGCGCGGTTCTCGCGCATCATTACCCTCACGTTCCCAACTTTGGGGACATGACCAAATTTCAGGAGTGGCCGTTAGATGCAGGATCAATTGACCTTCTCGTGGCTGGAACACCTTGCCAATCCTTTTCAGTTGCAGGACTCCGGCAAGGACTCAAAGACCCACGCGGAAACCTCATGCTTACCTACCTTGCGATTGCTGCACGTTTACGGCCTCGATGGGTTGTTTGGGAAAACGTGCCGGGAGTGCTCTCATCAAACGGAGGACGGGATTTTGGTTCCCTCCTCGGGGGGCTACGGGAACTGGGGTATCAGTACGCCTACCGGGTGCTGGACGCTCAATGGTGCAGAACACACGGGCATCCCCGTGCCGTCCCGCAGCGCAGACGCAGAGTCTTCGTTGTTGGTTGCCTCGTTGAGCGAGGTGCTGGAAACTGGGACGCTGCCGCAAAGGTATTGTTTGAGCGCGAAAGCGTGCAGCGGCATTCTGCGAAGAGCGGAGCGGCGCGGGAAGAAATTGCCGGAACCCTTGCGGCTCGCTCTGGAGAGTGTCGCAACAACCCAGAGCAGTTAGTTGCGGTCTACACCAAAGCCAAACGCGCTCAGTCTGACACCGATGACGAGACATGGGTGGAGGGGCAGGTCAACCCCACGCTCTCGCTGTTTGACTGCGGGGACGTGCGGGCGACAACTGTTGCCATACAGGGAAACCTCATTGGGCGCGACAAGGGTGGGCCGCAAGGTGTAGGCGCGTCAACCGAAGGGGCTATGTACACAATGACGAAGGCAGATGTGCATGGGGTGGCGCAAGCCATGACTGTGCGCCGCCTACTTCCCATTGAATGCGAGCGTTTACAGGGATTTCCCGACGATTACACGCTCATTCCTTGGCGCAAGAAGGCAGCAGAGGATTGCCCGGATGGGCCGAGGTACAAGGCGCTGGGGAACAGCATGGCCGTGAATTGCATGGAATGGATCGGAGAACGCATCGCTGCCCTTGAGGCGGAGAGAGGAACGACATGAAAAACTGCAAGACCTGTGCGGAATTGGTTGAGTCGCTTAAGGTGGCTACCGCCCTCATCAAGGACGCTACCGCGCAAATCAAGGAACTACGCATTGACCTGCACTCGGCTGAATGCGAAACCAAAGCCTTGCGAATACAACTAGCAAATCGAAGTGGTCAGGTGAAAGGTCTTCAAGGTCTTATCGACAAGCAAACGAGGAGCGAGCGGTTTATGCAGCTTCAAATAAAGAAGGGCATTACGGAGAAGGGTGATTTACACGCTGACATAATTGCCAGCGCAATCGAACAGGCACTAGCGGCTCCTCCGCGACCCTTGTCAAAGCGGTCAAAGCGTTTGGGTTCTGAGGGTTAACACCGCCACGGCGGAGAAGGAAACGACATGAGCGACCTGAGAGACATAGCGACATTGTGCAAGGAGATTGACTGCCTAACGGCACAGGTGGACACGCTCCGTAAGGAGCGGGATGAGTCAAGGCGGGAATGTCGCTTGCTGTTGCTCGGTCAAGAGGTGCTACGCGGTGTGCGCGACCTTCCCACACCTCCCGACGATCTGGTGACGATTGTCCCTGTGCCACGAAAGGAGGACGGCAAGTGAGCGACAAGCAAGACATTGTTGAGCAACTTCGGTTGTGGTCTGAACAGTTGAAATCATTGTCGAGATGGACATCAGGCAAACTGAAGTTTCCACAGAGGATCACATTGATTGGTGAAGCCGCAGACGAGATTGAAAAACTCCGCAAAGAGCGCGACGAGGCGAGGCGAATCGCCTGCACTTATGTCAGCGGAACTTACACAAAGGATGTTGTGAGCATTGACCGAACAGCGGCAATGGCAGAAGCCGCAAGACGTGGGTGGGATTGCTACAAGGAGGCAAAGTAATGAGTGAACTCAAAAATGTTGTGATTGCACTAGAGACTGAAGCCAAACAAAGAAGCGATTATCTTCTTGACGATGCCGCCGAAGCAATTAAAAACTTATGCGAAGAGAATGACAAACTCCGCAAAGATTCAAAAGACATCATTGAAAATCTTGTCATACATATTCTCGAAACAAACAAGACTACAAAGATTAATACACCACCCCATGAATGTGAGTTTCTTACTGACCCAGAACGGGGCAAATGCAGTTTCTGCGAAACATGGGGTTCGGCAATGATGTTGGTTTACCCAGATCAATTTGAGGAGGTGGACTAATGGAAGAAGAAAATAACCGTTGGGCGCGGCCTGTGCTGCATGACGTGGAATGGAATCGCAAGGACGGCTACCCATCATGGCTGAGTGAAGACCGTGTCCAGCGCGGACTAGCGGGCAAGTTTGATCGCCCGGTCTTGGTCATCGTTGGCGGCGACCCCATGCTGCACCAAGTGGACGAATCGGACGGCAACCCGGTACTCGCCTACTGGCGGGCTTCGGTCTACCTGTTGCAGACCAACCCCGAGGGTATCGAGGGGACGCGGTTCAGCAGCTTGTGCCTCTTTGAAGAGGGGGACACGCAGGACGCGGTACGCGAGGATCTCATGAACCGCGTTGTGAACTTCATCACCAAGTGCAACCCCAATACAAAGGTCGCCCATGTCAGCTAACACCATCGCAGGCGGCTTCCTGACCATCACCCTCCGTAAGCGTGACGAGTCGATCATCCTGCTTGACGAGGCAGGGGAGCAGGTCGCGCAGATCTTTGCGAACCTGCAAGGCTCAAGCAATCACGACCGCATCCGGGTTTCGATCCGCGCCGACCAGCGGTACAAGATCACGCGGTCAAAGGGGGAATCCCGTGTTCAGGATTGACACCTTGACGGTCGAGGGCATCCGCAAGGACAAGAGCAAGGGGATGAAGCAGTCGGACATCGCCCGGAAGTATCGGGTCAGCCGCTCGGCGGTGTGCCGTATCGTGTTGGGGAGTCGCCGCGTTGCGCGGTAATCAAGGTTTTTGCGGCGATCTCGCCGGGGGGCGTTCCCTCGGCGGGGTCGTTTTATTGTGGGCGCGGCAAATCTTCAAGCGCCCTGCGCCAAAAAAACAGAAGCAAGATACGCTCACCACGGTGAAGCAAGAACTACACCGCATAACGCTAAGAGACGACCTCTACCGGGGCGAGGGTTAACTATGCGCGGGGACTGGGAAGAGGACATCATCGACCGCATCACGGCGAGCGAGTCCACCGACCCCCTGCTCAAAGAAGCCGCAAGCGAGATCACCTATATGCGCGAGCAGCTCACGGCACAAATCAAAGAAGTCAACCGCGCACGGCAGGCGCTTCTCGTATGCCAGCGAGCGCAACGTGCTTGAATTCGTAGTTGTTGGAATCCCTGCCCCGCAAGGCTCAAAGCGTGCATTCGTGCGCGGCGGCCGCGTTTCGCTTGTGGAGTCGTGCGCGAGGGTCAAGCCTTACCGCGCTCTCGTTTCCCTTGCCGCAAGCCAAGCGCGTAAAGACCCACCAACGCGGCTACCTGTAGGGATAGGGATTGCCTTCGTCTTCGTTCGCCCCAAGAGCCACTACACCAGCAAAGGCGAACTCCGCGCCGGCGCTCCGACTCACCCCGGCAAGCCTGACGTGGATAAGCTCTGCCGTGCGGTTTTGGATGCCCTCACGGGAATCCTGTACCACGATGACGCGCAGGTCGTTTCCTTGAACGCCAGTAAACGCTACGGGGTTGCGTCGATGACGGCTATTTCGCTCGTCACGATTTGACAAGCGATGATATCTTCGCGTATCATCTTGCTGCCCTAGCATTTCGCCGGGGTCGAGTGCGGCGAGCCGCGCAGTCTTGAGAGGACATTATGCAACGAAGTGACACTATTGGGGAGCTGGCGAAGGCGCTGGCGGCCGCAAACTTGGAAATCGTGAACCCCAGCCTTGACGCGGTGAACCCGCATTTCAAGAGCCGATACGCATCGCTCGGGGCGATCATCAACGCCGTCCGCCTGCCGCTTGCCCGTCACGGGATTAGCGCCGTGCAGACGGTCAGCACCGATGGCGGCGCGGTAGGCGTGACGACCACCTTGCTCCACGCGAGCGGTGAATGGATGGCAGAGACGGCCATGTCTGCCTTACCTGACCGCGCTACGGTTCAGCAGCTGGGTTCGATTATTACTTACCTTCGCAGGTACTGCCTAGCCTCTGTGACCAACATCGTAGGGGAAGAGGATCAGGACGGGAACGAGGCAAGCCTGCCAAGCGCACCGCGTAGCGAGCCGCGTAAGCCCTTCAAGCCGCAAGACCCACGGACAGCCGTTCCGCCGCTTCCGACCGCTCCTAGGGCAACCAAGCCCGCTCCTGAGCCTGTGGCAGAAGTCAAGGCGGCAACCAAGGCGCTTGACGCGTACCCAGACGTATACGAGGGGACTTTCGACATCCTGCGCGTAGTCGTTCGTGACGGCAAGGCTCACGCCATTCAGGTGGACGGCAAGCACGGCAAGGCGTGGATTGCGACCACCGTGCAGGAGTACGCCGATCTTGCCAAGGAACACGTCAACGACTGTATGCAGTTGCAAGTTGAGCGCGTCGGCGACACGCTCCAGATCATGAAGGTCATCGCATCCAAAAAGGAGATTCCGTTTTGAGCCTCTATCAAATTACGTCGGAAATGCAGGGTATCCTTGAGGCGGTCTTAGACCATGGCATTGACTCGCCGGAAGCGCAGGAAGCGCTTAACGAGCATCTGAGCGGTTTAGATGAGGCCTTAGATCTCTCAGCGGAACGGTATTGTGGTTTTATACGCGAGCTAGAGATGCGAGCGGAGGCGCGAGGCAAGGAAGCCTCCCGCATCCGTGCGCTCGCAGCGGCTGACGATGCCCTTGCCACACGCCTCAAGGAAGGGCTGAAGGCGGCAATGGAAACGACTGGGAGGCTCAAGATCGAAACGCCCCGGTTCAAGTTGTCGGTCGCTGGCAATGGCGGAAAGCAGTCGCTACAGATCGACGACGATGCCGTCAAGGGTCTTGAAGTCCCGCTCGTGAAGATCGTCACCGAGCCAAACAAGGAAGCGATCCGGATCGTCCTTGAGGCTGGCGGCGAGATCCCCGGATGCCGCTTGCTCCCTCGCGGAACAAGCCTCCGCATTCGCTAATTACTTTGCCTCTCCCTCGCCGTTGCCTTCGGGTGGCGGCGAGGTTTCTTTTTGCCCAAAGGGAACTAGGCGGTTCAGCGCCTCGCGCCGCTTCGCGCAAGGGCCGCAGGAGCCTGCCTTGATGCCCACCGCGCTTGTCATCGCCGCGACCACGTCACCTAGTCCGCGCATCCGAGGAGGCGCAACCGTCCCCGGCGCTGGCGGCTGCATTTCGGTCGTTAGCTTGGCGCGGGCGGTAGCAGGTCGAGCGCCAAGGAAGAGGGGCGGGTCAATGACATTGCCGTCCCGCGTTTCGCGCTGCTCGCAGGTATCGCACTTGGTCACGTCTAGGTTCTTGAGGCAAAGGGGTGACGTACCACCCACACGCCACGACTTGCAATCCATGATCGGGAGCGATATGCCGGAGACGTTGAGCGTACCGATGGTCATGAGGTAAGGGCGACGACTGAGCCGTCAGACTTGCAATAGATTTTGGGATCTTGGAACGAACGCAAGCAAGGTTGGGGTAGAGGGTGGTCGATGTCCCATTGCCCGCCCGGTGAGCAGTCTTCCCCTTGTGGGCAGCAGGGCGCTGGCTCGTAGGTGAATGGGTAGGCGTAGCAACCCGTGCGCGGGTCAGGCATCCCGGGGCAGAGCGAAGTCCAGCCGTAGACAAGGACGATGATCGTCCCGCCGATGTTGACGGTGATGTCCTCTAGCGGCCACCCGTCGCGGGCTTCGCAGTTGGTTGCGTCTTGGTAGAAGCCGATGTCCACGCAGATCGGGATAGTGCCGTTCCCGTACTCCTGAACGCGCTTCATGGTGTACCGCTCCCCGAACGAATACTCGGGGAAGGACAGGCATTGGATAACGAAGTTGTTTGGGGTCGCGGTGATAGCCGAAATGGAGGCGTTGCAAGTGTTCTCGCTCGTCATGCGCCAAGGATGATCGACAAGCAGGGTCTGCGACGCGCAGGCGTAGTACCGAGGGGACGAGGCAACGAGCGTGACCGTGATGTCCTGATTCCCGTTCGTGAACTCCACGCGGTCAACCGTCAAGGTATCGCCATCGGAGAACCCGGGGCGGTCGTTCGGGGTCTGCCAATCGCAAGTAACGCAGGACTGGCGATTGCCAAACCAGAAGTATGCCGACCACGGCGGAATACCGGAAGCCGTCACTAGCGCCCCGATACGGGTATTGATGCGCTCGGCAATGTGCGCGGCGTTGCCTGAGAAGATCACGATGTCAAGACCGCAGACACTCAGCTTGGGCGCTCCAAGCGTCCCCCAGCCCGTTGCGACCGTGTTGTTTGGGTCGATGTGGACAAGACCAGACGCGCCAAGGAACAGGGCATCCAACGCCGCCTGAGCGCCCGGGTCTTCGGGGTCGATTCCCGGCGCGAAGCAGGCGGGGAAGACAATGGTCATGATGTCTTCTTCGTGGACAGGGCATCCGAAACTGCCGAGCGAGTAGCACGTCCGTACGTCATACGTTTCAAAGCGATCCTCGAAACTATCACAGTAGTCGGGTAGGTCGTCGCAGATCGGGATATTGCCGCAGCAATCGCCCTGCGGTTCGCAGTCCGGGCAGGTCATGTACTGGACGTAGGACTGGGTGACTTGGTTCGGGCAGTTGGCTGGGCTGACAGGGTCGCGCACCGTGCAGAAGCCCATCTCCTGCGACATACCCACGTCGAGGCTGACGATCTCGACTGGCGGCCCGTGATCGCAACGAATGTCCCACGGAACGCCAATCGTCTCAATGCAGGTACGAGCGGAACTTGCAACGGTGACGCTCTTACCTTTAACCGTGCCAGCCTGATCCTTGAAGTCGTAGCACTCGGCTACCAATTCCTCGCAGGGCAGTTGCGTGTTGTTGGCAATCGCGGGGCCGTACTCGGGGATTTGGATGTTCGCAATGCCGCCCGGGTTCCCTTGCTGCTGGGGCGCGGCATAGCAACATGGCGGCCCTTGCGCGGCGCGGTTCTTGATCTCGACCAAATAGCCCACGTTCACCGGATAAATCGAGAGCGGGTTCGGGCAGGGCAGGGCTTCCGTCCCGATTAGGACATAAATACAGCAGTCATAGCTGATGAAGTAGCACTTTGTCGCAGTCTCTGGCGGGTCGGGAATGCCTATCGAAATCAGATAGCCGATGCAGAACTCAATGCGAGCAGGAGCCTGCGAGCAATCAGGCTCGCAGCAATAATTCGCAAAGTAGTCCTCGCACTTGAGGGCGTACCACAACACGCCGGGGTCGCAGCAACACGAAACCGCCGGGAGCGCACTCACGCCACAATCACAATGCAGAGGGCGAGGATCACAACGCGGATCACTTGCTTGCCTTCTTGGTGGCGAGATACCAGCCAGCACCGAATGCAATGGCGGCAGCGGCGAGAGCGAACCAGATATTCCCTAGGGTGTCTGCGAGAATCATGTCTATGCCTTTCGTCGAGTCTTTGATTTTCTAAACGCCGCATCGAACAAGGGATCTTGCGCCCGCATGACGGCCACCATTTCCCGCTCCCCTTCAGGGCGAGCAGTATCTAGCATATCGACCGCAAGCTCCGCCGCAACTACCTTTTTCCTCGGAAGCCAGCCTATGGCAATACGAATAGCCGAGCCGAGGCCAGTCTGCCACAGGACGATGACGAGCGCCAAAGCGACCACGGCGACCGATCCATAGATGAAGGCGGTCAAAAACGGGGAGGTCTTGTCCTCCACCCCGGACAGGCTGACGTGAATCCCGGACGCAAGCGCGTCGATACGGGTAGCCCGGGCAACGACCTCCGGATCTCCGGTTTCCGTCCCGCGCTGGATCAGCCCCTGTGCCTCGGCGCGGATGTCGTTGGACGACTGCGCGATCCTCTGCACGGGGCTACAACCCCCTAGGAGGGCGAGCATGGCGAAGGTGAGCCACCAACGGCTCAACGCTTCTCGATACGCGTAACGCGATCTTCTAGCCCGCGCACGCGCTCCCCAATAACTTGAATCTGTGCGTTGCCAGCGGTTGCTAGTTCTTGAATCTTGCCCAGCTCGCCAGCCATCCTTTCGAGGCTCTTGGTCTGTTGCTCGTCGCGTTCCGAACGGCTGCCAGCGTAGATAAGCGCGGCCACCAAAGCCGTGACCGCCACGAAGAACTGGGCAAAGCGAAGCCATCGGTCGATAGATGATGCGGTTTCGAGGGTCATGTTTTAACCAATTTTCCAAGCGGAACCGTCGTAATACACAGGTACATTGTTTGATCCTGTACCAGCAACTGTGGATGCAAATGTTGTGACGGTGGCATCGGTGCAGAAGCCCCTTGCTCCTTCTACTTTGACTCCAGCGGGTAACGCATTCAACTGTGTAACGGTTAGCGGGCTCTCTAACTCACCTTCAGATACCCAAGTTCCCTGAGTACCCGCGACAGTGCAAACCCAAGACTTAGGTGATCCAACAGCAGGAGTAGAGTTCCACACTCGATCTCCAACAGCCCACGTTCCTACGGTTGGAATAGCCGTACCTTGATAGTTCCCAACTGATAGAAGGGCTGCTTCAGATACCCAAGTTGCTCCTGCTCCAGTTCCGGCTACGGTGCAATACCACCCCTTGGGCTGCCCAACAGCAACGGCTGTGTTTTTGCAATAATCTCCCACCACCCATGTTCCAGTAGTTGGCACGGCATTTCGCGTGATTTGCACTGTTGCAGGTTGGCTGTCTCCGGTTGATTTGAATAGCACACCTTGATAGGGCGAAGCGTGACATTCCCTTCCAGTCACGTTGGTAAAGGTGTTTGCGGTCACAAGCCACGGCCCAGCCTCGTCTTGCCCAGTTATTCCGTAGAAACAATTTGCAATTGCGTTTGAACTGCATTGAACATCAAGCACGCGAGCTGTAAATTGCGACTCAATTCCACGGTGGAAGTTTCTAATTGTGTTGCCAACGCAATGGATTTTTCCATTGATTCTTATACCTGCGTTAAAGGTGCTGTTTGTTGAATTGTCTGAACCAACAATATGGTTAGCAGTTATTGAAGATTGAGAGACTGAGGCTCCGCCTTGAGACAAAGAAATAGCCCCCTTTGCGTGGTCAACCTCAACTAGATTTCCAACAATGTGAATTCCTCCATTGTCAGCATTATTATTTATGACAATACCGTTAATAGAATTATGCGCTGTCTTTTGAATTCGATTGCCAGATACCAGAATGCGGCTGTTGTTGTAACCCGTTAAATAAACTCCGTATCCGCTTGCAGGCGATCCGGCATTCGGATCGGTAAGAATTCTAGAAATATTGTTGTTTCCTATGACGCTGCGCGGCAACTGAACACCAGCTGGAGAGGGTTCGACTTGCAAAGTCGTATAGACAATTCCAGCAAGGTAACAATCGACAATCACGTTTCCGGAAATTGAATCAGCCCCGCCAAGTGCCCAAATTCCGCCTTTTAAAGAAGCATATTCTGGGTATGTAGTGTTGAATCCACAATTAGAAACCATGTTTCCCGTAATTGCAACATCTCCAGTTGGCATGGTGTTGCCCTGAACATATATTCCATTCAGCGAAACATCACGGACAATGTTTCCAGACACCACAAAACGAACAGGGGCGGTTCCGACGTATGAAGTGGTTATTCCGTATCTACTTCGGTTGTTCAAATTGGTAAGGGGTGTTAGTCCGTCAGTCTGTAACGGCTGAACAACATTGTTATGAATTATAACGTCTTGGTCACTTGCGCCATTTCCGCCAACACCAATACCAGTATCAACATTACTCAGACAGAAATTGTTTGCAATGATTCCTCTTCGTCCTTTGTTGCCCTCGACTTCAGAACTGCTTGCAACCGAAATGTCCCAGCAACTGTTGTCTGGTACTGGAACAGTTGTAGATGTCTGCTCTCCGCCCCAGCACCTGTTTCCAATAATTCGCCAATTAGAAACTCGCCGAAGATACATACCCCATCCCCAACCAAAAATTTGACAATCCAAAATGTCTATGTCTTTTGCTGTTCCGCTGGTCAATGAAATGGCTGAGGCGTATTCAGTTCGCGCTCCCATAACAAAACTGTATTCATTTGTCCCGGAAATTTTTAGACCAGAAATAGTAATACCACTGCCAGTAAGTACCAGTCCTTGGTTAAACGTAGCCGCGCTTGCGGTTGGTTGAACACTAATATTAGCCGACCCGCCATCGCTATAAACATAGGTGTTGGGTGAAACATTCAGCCCCGCACTTGTGATGTAAGTGCCTGTTGGGAAGTACACACTTTTCCCGGCTCCAGCCGTGAGCGCTAATTGAATTGTTACCGTGTCATCGGTTGAGCCGTCACCAGTTGCCCCGAAGTCTTTCACGCTGACCACGTCGCGCAGCTTGTTCTGCAAAGTGCGTGATGTTGCGCCCGCCCCAGAGGCAATGAACGAAAGCCGCGAATCGTTGCCCACGGTCGCCGTAGTGCTTGTCGCGCCAAAGTCAACGGCAAATGTACGTGCGGCAGACAAGTCGCCGCCTCCGGTCAATCCCGTGCCTGCGGTCATAACCGTAGCGCCAAGCGCCTTGTTTGACAGAGCCGTAACTAGTCCGGAAATCTGCGCCTGCCCAAGGGTCAAGACATCAGAGCCGCCCGTTGCGTGTGAACTTGCATGAGTGTCTGGGGTGCGGGCGTTGCTCAGTCGAGCATCGTTTCCTACGCACGCGGTTGAAGCGGATGTTCCGTATAGCGTGTTAAGGGTGACATCAGCCGAAAGAGCGCCACCGCCGCTTAGTCCCGTGCCAGCAACGACCTGCCGTGTAGTTGCCACTTTGGCGGCAAAAGATGCGCTTAGGCCAGTAATTTGAGATTGCGTCAAGGTAAGGGGATCGCTTCCAATTTCCGTGTGACTGCTCGCGTGCGCTAATGGAGCAACTGGGGTTGTAAGCCGCGAATCGTTGCCTTGGCAGATCGTCCCAGCTGACGTACCAAAGTTTGCGGCAATAGTTCCCGTCCCGGTGATCGTTCCCCCGGTCAAGCCTGTTCCAGCGGTGATGGCGGAAACCGCCCCTACGTTGATGACTACGTCAGCCATTAGATTGCTCCTGCTTTGGTGTTTACTTGGGCAGCGCCAAGCGAGATAAGCCGCTTAGTGACGCTGGAAGGGAAGAAGATGTCGAGGTCATACCGGGCGCTGCCAAGGGGCATAGTGGCGGTCGTAGCGGCTGGGACGATGATCGTCCCGGTCGTCTTGGCTACGTTCAGGGTAATCATGGGCGGCGACCCTGTAAGGCTTGAGGCGACAAGGAAGCTAGTCGTGTCGGGCTGCGAGACGGTCAAACGCCACTCAGTAGCCGTACTGAGGGCGGGGTAGGTGTTCGGCCACGTTCCCACGCTCACCGTCTCTTGGTATTCGCCGCCCCTTGAGAAGATGATGTTCCATCGCTGATTCATTTCCGCTCCTTGCTTAGTTCAAACTACGGCTGCTGTTCGGTGCAAGTTACCTTAACCGCGTTCGGCATTGAGAACCAATACTGCGGTTCGTAAGGAGGAGTTGGCATTCCTTGATCCGTGTGCGTTGGGAACTGCTCGACCATGTGAACGATGGTGTCGTTGCAGATCGGGAGCGCCTCGACGGTCGCGTTGTTGTAGTGCGACTGAAGCACCCCGGGCGCAATGCGGGTCGGGCTGGTGTTGCCGTTCTCGGCCATGTTGCGGGCGACTATTGCCCCGCCTGCGGTACGGGCGTATGCCCCAATAGAGACGCTCGGGGTAGCGCCTACGGTCGGGTTCGGCTCGACTTCCACGAACGAATACGCCCAGCGCCAGTTGCCGTAATACTCATGATTGGTGATCCGAGCCGGGAAAGAGCGGCACATGGGCGGTGGAACGTCGATGATGGTCGCCCCAACGCAGTTGCGGTACGCCTGCGCGTTGCCCTTGGCGGTAATGATGTCCCTTGGATCGTTCCAGCTCGTTCCCTGCAACCCGAAGCGCCAGTCGGTTTCGTCCGCCGAGGAGATGGTGTAGGGTGACCACTCCCCATCAATGACCGCTAGGCGGTAAGAGACGTTCCCAAGCTGCCCGATGGTTGACGTAGGGGTCGAATACCACGGAATCCACCCAGCCCACACCGTCCGCCCAAAGGGGATGTTTGAGTTCCGGGAGGCGTAGTCGTCCCGGATCTTGGTCGAGAGGGTGGTCGGGTTCCAACCCGGGCTAGTGGTCAAGACCGCCCCAGTGCTGTCCTGCACCACAATAGACGCGTCCGTGATGTACGCCGCGCCAATGTCGTTCGGGGCGCGGGTAAAGGTCGCCGCCGACCCTGCCGCGTAGACTTGGTTCGTGGTGAAACTCTGCCCAACGGCGGGGACATTAGCAAGGGTGCAGTTGTCGTAGTAGGTCAGCCCCTCAACCATGCGCTGGGGGAACACGGTGCTACAGGTCAACGGGGCGCGGGCTTGATACCCCGTCGCGTTGTAGAGGGAAACTAGCGCGTCGGTACTAGATGCTGCGCCGTTGACAGGCTGCATCCCTCCCCGCATCGCCATCTTGTAGCCAAGCATTTTGAGGTTGTACTGCGGCTTGAGAGTTGACCGGGAAATGAATCGAGTCACCGACCCGTCGCTCACGATGATCTGTTGATTTGCCACCGCGACCGCATCAAGCACCATAGCGAGGCTGACGTTCGGGGAGCCGTACAGGTCGCTCAAGCGCCTCATGTACTCCGGGCTTTGCACGGTAAACCCGATAGGGGCGGTCAGGTTGTCGCCACTTGCCGCCGTGCTGATCTGTGCAAGGAGTTCGGTGTAGGTCGTAATCGGGGTAACGGCGGTCGCGTCATTGACCTGCCAGCGACCATCGGACGACCACGTTTGGGCGAGGGCGATACCAAGGACGGCCGCCGATGAGAATTGCCAGTACCAACGCTCGTCCACCAATTCCACCAACACCGCGCCGCCCTGCTGCGTCCAATAGAACGGCTGCGGAGGGCGGGCGTACAAGCCGCTAATCACCACCGAAAAGCCGCTTGAATCTTCAAGGGTCAGGGAAACGGTAACGCTTGCAAACAGCGCCGCTACCTGAGTCGAGGCAATCAGGAAACTGGCGCGGGTGTGCTGGGTCATCCCGACCGGGACATCAACCGAGAACAGGTCAGCCTCGGGTATGCCGATCTGCCGCGCCGTGTCCTGCATGACAGCGTCAGGCAAGAGGACGGGGATGATCGTCTGCCCTGCGGTGATGTACGCCTGTACGCTCATTACGCGTAGTCCTGTGGCGTGCCGACTTGGTATGCCTGCGCGTTGCTTCCAAGCGAAAGCACCGAGCTTGCATCGACTTGGTTCTGCGGGTCGTACCCAAGGGCAAGAGGAGCGGCAACGCTGGGGCTTTGTCCACTTGGCCACCATTGTCTGCGACCGCTTACGGTTGAATACCCGAAGCTCGTTGCGCCGCCGCCGTCATACGAGCGAAGCGTGCGCGTGTAGACCCCAATGAACGTGCGCTGCCCAGCCGGATCGACGTTTCCGTGATTGACCTTCCAGTCGTCATTGATGACCACAAAGCCAGCGGGGATGGGGCGGAACGTCCGAACAGGTGGGACATTGACGCGAGAGACTACGGTTGTCTCTTCTAGCGTGACTGATGCCTTACCTGTCTGAAACACGAAATCAGCGCCTTCGGTGTAGAGCGTTTGCAGTCGGTGCATCCGCGTTTGGGTGCTGACGTTCGTAGTTGTCTTGGACTGCTCTACGGATGTCGTTTGTCCATCGCCATTAAACTGCGCGAGCGGCTGGTCGGTACTAAACACGCCGACATTGATAACGCCGTTAATGGTTGTGAATTGAGTATCCGGAACCTCAATACTGATGGTCGGGGTTCCCGGGCTGCAATATTCATTGATGACCGCAATACATGACGCAACCGCTATGGTCTGGGTGGTCTGTGTCTTTGCGCTTGTCTCATTGTCTACCCAATGCGGGACACCAGCAACGCCGTTGTAGGGGCTGTACGGGTCGGGAAGGGCTGGGCAAGTGCGACCTACGCCAAAGGACTTACCAACAATCTGGGCAAGCGGAACGGCGTAAGACGAAACGCCAGCCACGTCCGCAGCAATCGCTGGGGAAAGCGCGTCCATCTCAAATCGGATCTTGGCCTTCTTGAGCATATCCTGCTCGGTCACCACTATCCGCATGATCTTGCAGCGAGCAAAAATGATGCGCGACTGAGCAAGAACCACGGCCGCCCAAATCAAACTCCGGACATCGCCGTTGACCGCTCCCTCTAGGTCGCATGAGAAACGCAGTTGCCCCCATGACAACATATTTGCATTGCGCTCGTAAGTGAATTCAGCCGTACCAGCGAACGCGGCATCAGGCAAAGCCGTCCGAGCCTGTGAATCGGTGATCTCGTAGATGAGCGAATTGCCCGCCTCGTTGTAGGCATAGGTCTGAGACTCACGCCGCCAATTCCCTACGCCCGGGGCAATCGGAAGAATCGCTCGGCGGAACAAATCCGCGTAAGGAGCCTTGCCGCTTACTGCTGCGGATGATCCGCTTATGGCAGCCGTAGCTGTTGTCCCAGTTGCTGCAAGGTCAACCACCAACACGCCCGACACCGTGCGCGTGATATGCCCACCAGCGTCAAGGGCAAATCGAGATGTCCAGCGGTGCGAAAGAATTGGGTACGGGCTTGGTTCTTGTGAGTTCCCGTCTAGCGCCAACGCCGCCGAAATGGTGAAGTTGACAATACAAGCGCGGCGGCCGCTAATTTCCGTCACCGTAATTGACATTAACGGGCCGCGCATGGTGTCGGGGTGGCTGATGTCGAGGAGGTTTTCCGTACCCTCTGGCGTTGTTACGCTGACAAAGACATTGTCTACGCGACCTGTGCCTTTTTGAAACCGGGTCGCAAGATCGGTATAGGTACTTGTTCCGTTAGAAATCAAGGCGCTGCCAGCAACGTGAACCTCGTATCGGATCAGCGTGTAGCCGTCTTCGGCGTAGACGGGCTTGTGTTCATACGCCGAGATGTTCGCGTAGGGAAGCGTGTAGGTAGTTGAGTCAAACGTAAACGAGACGTAGGTGCTTCCATCGCTTGGCATTAGATCCGCGCCCCCATGAGTCGTAGGTCGTTTAGGAAAGGCTTGTTCAATTCATCAAGGGACATTTCCGCGTCTGCACGGTCGGCTAGTTTCTTTACGTTCTTAGAAATATTGATTGCCATAGCGCCAAACTGAATAAGCCACGCCCCAAGTGCCATTCCGCTCATTCCAAAGATTGGATTTTCAACTAAGGCCTGCCCGAATTTCATGGACATCAACCCGCCCGACTTGGCAGCTTCGTAGATGGCTTGAATGATTTCAGGAAGACGAACAACAATATTCTCAAGGATGTCGGCGACTGCCTTGGTAATTGGTTCAAGGAAGATAGCCCCAAGCGAAGCCGTAAACCCGCGAATCTCCAACATGGCTCGCTCAACTCGTCCAGACTGCACAATCTGAGCAGCAACAAATTGACCCGTCACGGCGCTCATCCGCATCTTCTTCGCCATCATTTCCAATTCGTTTCCCATTTCCGCCAACTGAATTGCGGGGCTGTACTCACGGATATCGTCCGCAAAGCCCATGATGAACGAATGCAAGCGCATCAAGGAGTCGTAGATGTATCGCGCTGCCTTAGCGACTTCGTCGAATGCCTTCTTGACAACACTAGCAACGAAACTAAGGGCGCTGGCTGCTGCTGACATCATGGCTTGAATGTTGATTCCGCCACCGCCGCCGCTGCCGCCCGATCCAGATGGTGCGCCGCCAGCAGACGACCCGCCGCCCTCGTTGATGTCAATAGTGATCTTGCCTAGGTCTTGCATTATTGAACCTCCCATGTCATTTCAAACGCGCACAGGAAAGTCTCGGTTCCACGCATCCAGCCGACCGCCTCGTCTACCGCTTCGATCTGCCCACCGCTACGCCATGTGAGCGGGATGGTCAGCCGACCGCCGAGCGTGTTCTGGATCAGAAGCGTGCGTAGCCCGTCAATGAATTGCTCAATTCCCTCATCCCCGGCAATGCGCTCGGTAGCCCGGTTGGTGTTGTCAAACAGGCCGCGCCACCAGACCGTGATCTGAATCGTTGACTCAAGCAGACCAACGCCGCTACGAGGGTGCAGGGCAGCGTCGCCGCTTGGGACGATCTGTACCGCATACTGGGCAAGCATCTCGTCTCCGGGCTTCTCCGCCACATAGACGGCATCCCCGTAGTTGTTCGCGGACATCCAATTACGGATCTCATCACGCAGCGCAATCCAGATGCCCGCATTACTTTGCACGGTCATTGGTTTGCCGCCTTGTTGTGTTCCATGCTCATGCGGACGCGGAAGGCAAGATCGTTGTCCCCGGTAGCGGTTCGGATTGTGTGTTCCGTCAGCTCGGGCGATCCAAACGCGATAGCAATACCCTGCGCGAGCATGAGCGCGTTTCGCGCTTCAATCATGGGGATGTTCTGCGCGAGTCCCATTGCTGTTAGTCCGTCAAAGTCTGAGGGGAGCCGTCCGTAGGTTGCCAAGAATTGGGCAACCCCCCTTGTTATTTTCCCGCCTGCTCAACCGCCTTACCCATGCGAGCAAAGACTGCGAAGAGGATCTCGTCCGACGCGTTAGCAGC